ACAAGGTTATCTCCAAGACCAAGCTCAACGCAACCAAGATTATGTGACAAGTGCATGGGATCTTGCACAAGAACAAGGTGAAGCAAACATGAAGTTATGGAACGAACTTCAGCCGGAATCTTATTCCATTGAGGATATTAAGAAGAAGGCATCTGAGTTGTATGAATTCGTAGAGAAGAAGTAAATTAATTAAGTTTGGGGAGTCTCAACAACTCCCCAAATTTAACGGAAAGTAAAATGGCAATAGGAAGTAAAAAAGACCGTTTAAAAGATGATAAAATTAATACCGAAGAGGAATTAGTTTATGAATCGGAAGAAAAATTATGGGAGACAAATCCAATGGAAGCGTTGAGATATGAAAAAATAGAAACAAGAAAAAAGTTGAACTGGTGGGCTAGGTTTTCTTTAAGTTTAATTATAGTAACTACTTTTTTGTTTTTGGTATGGTTATTGTTTTATGCAGCTTTACCACAAGATAGTCGTGATTTAGTGAATATTATGGTGGGAGCCTATGTAGCTGTTCTTGCAAAAGCAACCGATTATTGGTTCAAGGATAAAGATGATCCAGAACAAAAAGAGTCGGAAAATATGACAAATGGTAATAATGATACGATTTGATTGTGACTTGACAAATGTATTATAATGTGGTATAATTAAGAATAAGAATGGAAGAATTACTTAACATGTATACATCTGAGCAGTATAATATTGAAATTGAAGATATTGTTGAAAGAACCAGTATGAGTTATCTTGATGCAATGCTTTATCACGCTGATGAAAATGGTCTTGAATCGGAAACGGTTGCAGGGCTAATTAATGTTAAAACCAAAACTAAATTAAGGGAAGAAGCAGAGAAATTAAATTTCATGCCTAAAACATCAAAACTCCCTATATGATATATCAAGTGACACCGTTTGAAGTATTTCAAAAATATCTTTCGTTGAAACAACATTTCAACAAGCAGGAATATGATTACTTTAAATTTAATGGGAGAGTTCGTGCAAACGAATCCTCATTTGAAAAAAGAAATGACAAACATCATTTTGTACGTTTGTCGAAAATTTACAAAGAAGATGACCTCACAAAATTTCTTGTCTCTAATTTTGTTAAGACAAAGAATATGTGGGTCGGCAATGTAACTTCACCAGAAGGAAGAAGTAATTACATTGCATGGAAGGCCAGAATTCAGAGTCTTCCTTATGTATTTGAAAATGAAATTGATTCATTGTTTGAAGAAAACGAGAATTTCAATGTCATTTTTGATGTGGTGGATGGACAACATCCGCCTATGCTTCGTCATGTATTTGGCGAAGAAGTGTCATTAGAAACCTTTATTATATTGGATTCTATATTACACTTTATTCCTGTCTTCAATGAGAAGATACAGGAAACGGTCATATGGCCGGAACTTTATAGTATGTGTATTAAGTATGCACCATTCTTGGTTGTGAATAAGCAGAAATACGTAGACATATTGAAGAAACAAGTAGAATTACATTATGCATAAAGTGGATAATCCGAAACACGTAGAATAGGAGAATAAGATGGCAAATTCTTTTGCATCCCTCAAGAAGTCCCGAAAAACCGATTTGGAAAAACTCCAATCGGAAGTGGACAAAATCAATAACCCCAAAACAAATTTTAGTCGAGATGATGACCGCTTCTGGAAAGCGGAACTCGATAAGTCTGGTAACGGATATGCCGTTATCCGATTCCTTCCTGCAACCAATGGAGAGGATATGCCGTATGTGCGTGTCTTCAATCATGGTTTTCAGGGCCCAGGTGGGTGGTATATCGAAAACTCTCTGACTACTCTTGGTCAGAAAGACCCATTGGGAGAATATAATACTGTTCTTTGGAACTCTGGTATCGAAGCGAACAAGGAAATCGCACGAAAACAGAAACGTAGGTTGACTTACTTCTCCAACGTTTATGTTGTAGAAGACAAGGCCAATCCTCAGAACGAAGGTAAGGTTTTCCTTTTCCGTTATGGAAAGAAAATCTTTGATAAGGTCAGTTCAATGGCTAATCCTGAGTTTGAAGATGAGACACCAGTAGATGTATTTTCCTTTTGGGAAGGAGCGAACTTCAAGTTGAAGATTCGTAAGGTAGATGGTTTCTCAAATTACGATAAGTCGGAATTCGTAACTCCGGCACCACTCTTGGAAGATTCTGAGATGGAACGTGTTTGGGGAGAACAACACTCACTTGATGAGTTTGTTAATCAGAATAATTTCAAGACCTATGATGAGTTGAAAACTCGTTTGGATGTGGTTCTTGGAAATACTCAGACTGCCGCAATGACGGCACCAACTACCATCGATACTTCAGTACCACCTTTCGATGGTGGAGAACCAATCTCCAAACCTTCCTATACAGAAGAAGAAGTATCCAATGATGAAAATCTTGATTACTTCAAGAAACTTGCGGAAGCGTAATTTATCCCATACACCTAATTCTAATTAATTTGTCAGTTGATTCTCCAAATACATGAGGGGAGTCAACTGATGGGTTTCTAATATTAGTTTCATTGAAAACTTGAGTATTCGTACTACTGTCAACAATTGTTGGTGCAGCACTTGCAACAGCAGTATCCATTCCAACCCTTTCCATTTGCATCTGATTCAATACTGCACCTGTAACTGATGGTGCAAGTGCATCTGCTAAAATAGACCCACCTCTTTGACCATCAAGTGGAATAATTGCTTCACCTTTTCCTGTCCTATCGGGAACTTCGGGAGCGGGAACAAATCCTCCTAAGAATGCTCCTTTTCCACCAGACCATGTTGGATGTTCTCCAACAACTGTACCAGATGCAGGAAGATATGCTGGTTTGGTAACAATTCCACCTCTGGCAGAACCAGTAACTCCACCCTCTTTTGCAAGTGCAGCTTCTCTTGCAGCAATAATTGCCATAACATCTTTTTCATTGTCAAGTCCCATACCAAATGCATCTCGTTCTTTTTCAAATCCAGCTTTTAATGTTGCTAAATCTTCAGCAGACATTGACCCAACTTGTTTGGTCAATTCTTTAGTATCAACGTTTTTAGAGAAAGTGTCTGTAACATCCCAATATTTTGATGCATCTGTAACTGCTTCGAAGCCAGGAATAAGACCAACAATTGAATCAACTACTGATCTAAATAATGCAATTAATTTGTCTGGAAGAACTTTCAATGAATCCATGAACATATCTCCAAGATTAGAAAGACCTGTTCCTGCTCTTTCTCCAATTGCTTTTGTTGAATCCCATGCAGCTCCCATCCAATTGGGAAGAAGTCGAGTCCAATCAAAACCGTCTTCAGTTGTTCCTGCTGCCTTTCCCGCTGTAAATGTTTTAACAATCCAGCCAGGAAGTAGGTCTGTCCATTCAAAACTTCCCTCTTTAATTTTGACACCTTTAACCAAATTAACCATAAAATCGGGAAGTAAACTATACCATGAGAAAGGAGTTTCATCAAATGCTTCTCCTGCGGAACCAAAAATTTTCACTAACCAAGTTGGAAACAGATCTGTCCATGAGAACTCATAATCCTCTTCTGCAACCGCACCAGTAAAGAAATCAACAAGAAATTTTGGAAATATATCAGTCCAACTCCAAGGCTTATCCATTACTTTTTCGGCAGTTCCTTTAAACCATTCAACGAGGAAATTTGGAAAAAGAGAATACCAAGAGAATGATGGAACATCAACTGTGAAGTATTCTCCTTTAAAGAGTTTAACTAATCCAGTTGGGAAAATGTCAGTCCATGCAAAATCAATATCTGTAAACCATTTTGGCATTACAGCATGCCATACTTTACTTATTGCATCAACTACAGTATCGAACATACTTGTAAACCATTCACCTACTTTATCAAATCCTTTTGCAAGATTTTCACCACCAATATATCCAAGAATACCACCGATTGCACCACCAACTAAACCACCAATAAGCATTCCAACTGGGCCTCCGATCATCCCTATACCTACACCAATAAGTGCCCATTTTCCAGCATTTGCAAATGCATTTTTAAATCCAGAACCAGTTCCACCAAGTACACTTCCCATTACGGCGGATGTTTTACTAACACCCCATTCATCTGACAAGAAAAATCCTGCAATACCATCTTTAATTGCAAGTGCTAGACCAGCAACCAATGCTGCGGGCCCTGCGAATTTCATAAGTTGCGGCCCTATTTTCGCAAGAATTCCTTTTCCTAACACACCT